GAAGAATCGAAATAGTAGGCCGGGCTACCCCGGAACCCCGGATGCGCCCGTATTAAGGGGACCTCTGACGATTTTTTTTCCCCTTTTCTAAAACCCGCCACTATCGAATTATTTTTTTCCCCTTTTCTAAAACCCGCCACTATCGAATTTTCAAAAACCCGCCACTATCAAATTATTTTTTCCGCTTTTCAAAAACCCGCCACTATCGAATTGTCTGAGATTTCAAAAATAAAACGATTGAAAAATAGGGGTCCCACCATTCCTACTAAATTCCAAAAAGTGGGTATTTTAAAACACCCACTTACAGAAAGAGCACCCGACTGGAATAGCCAGATCTGCCGATATATTGGCAGATTCACTACGTTTAAAGTTTCGCTTTAACTAAATTAATTTTCAGAACAGACCGGCAGGACTTGACTTTTTAGCTTGACTATGGTATACTAGACCTATACTGGGAATAGGTTTCCCGTTCTGCCTTTGTCTCGGAGGGTGGGTGTTTTAAAACACCCACTCTCCATAGGAGCTGTTGATAATGAACATAGATTGGGATGCGTTGCAGGTACAGTATGAGGTTTTTCATGAGCCGGTCAAGACTCTGGCTGAGGAGAACCACGTAGATCCTGTGCTGATCGAGTACGCTGTGGAGGAGAAGGGGTGGAAGCGTACACCCATTAGTGGCGTTATGCACAAAGTCAAGGATGTTGGTGATCTGGAGGAGATCACGGATGACATCCTCATGGCTGTTGGGGACCGGCTGGCTGCGGTGAACATTCTGAAAGCTGCCACCATGAACCCACGGTATATCGCGCTTGAAACGGCAATTCTCGCTAAGGCCAGAGAGATCGTCATGTCCATGATGGCGCAGGGGCCGACAGCGGGAGATCAGCTCAAGAAAGTTGCGGAGATTCTCACTTCGCTGCGGGAGTACTCCATCCCGTCTATGGCCAAGGCAAAGGGTGCTAATGAGGATGATGGCAGAGTTGTTGTTCAGATCATGAACACCGTGGATCTTATACAATCGGAACCAGAAGCAAAACCAGTAGTTGAGATTAGCTCTTCGGCAGGGGCGCAGTAGTTCAATTCTCCTTGAAGGGTGGGTGTTTTAAAACACCCACCCTTTATCTCTGAGGTTCAATGAAGATAACTTTACCACATAAGTACATACCACGTAACTACCAAGTACCGTTGTTCTCTGCTCTGGACAACGGGTACAAGCGTGGTGCTGTTATCTGGCACCGAAGAGCAGGGAAAGATCTTACCTTCGTGAACATGCTTACCAAAGAGTGCTTTAAGAAAGTTGGCACTTACTTCTATATCCTACCATATTATAAACAAGCCAGGATCATTATTTGGGAGGGTATCACTTCCGATGGAACAGCCTTCATTGACTATATCCCAGAGCCTCTCATTGCCCATAAAGACAATCAACAGATGGTTATCAAACTCATTAATGGGTCAATTATCCGCTTTCTTGGTAGTGATAATATTGATGCTATTGTGGGTACTAATGCTATCGGTGTTATATTCTCTGAGTATAGCTTACATCGCCCTCAAGCATGGCAGTATTTACGTCCTATCCTGGTTGAAAATGGGGGTTGGGCTTTATTTAATTTCACGCCTCGGGGTATAAATCATGCGTACAACCTCTATACAGCAGCAACGGGCGATCCTTCTTGGTTTACTGAGAAACTTACAATCGAAGACACTTTTAGACACAGTGGTAAGCCAGTCGTTTCACAAGCTGACCTCGACATGGAGCGAGCCTCCAACATGCCTGAAGCTCTCATACAGCAAGAATACTATTGTAGCTTCTCCGCTGGCGTGGTCGGATCTTACTATGCCACCCTCATCGAATCCCTCTATGCCAAGAAAAGAATTATCTCAGTACCTCACGAACCGGCCCTCCCCGTCCATACGGCTTGGGATCTCGGGATCGCTGACTCAACAGCTATTTGGTTCTTCCAGATTTGGGGAAAAGAGATTAGGATAATTCGCTATTACGAGAATGAAGGCGAGGGCATGCCCCACTATATCAACTATCTCAAGGTGCTGAGGGAAGACGAAAAATACAGTTATGATGAGCATTTTGCGCCACATGATATTGAGGTTAGAGAGTTTTCTTCCGGCAGATCCAGACGTGAGATTGCTGCTGAGCTTGGTATTCATTTTAGTGTTGTTCCTAAGCTCAGTATTGCTGATGGAGTTGAAGCTGTAAGGTCAGTGTTACCCATGTGCTGGATAGATGATACCAGATGTACTAGGGGTATCGAAGCACTTATGAACTACCAGAAAAGATATAATGAGAAACAGCAGTCGTATGGAGAGACACCACTCAAAAATTGGGCTTGTCATGGTTCAGATGCGTTCAGGTATCTAGCTGTGACAGTTACCACTTTAATAGAATCGAGTTATCGCTCACCTGTCAAAGTGAAGCGAGCACTCAGGTACTAAGTGGGTGTTTTAAAACACCCACTTCGGAGGAATCATGGACGGAACTGAAATCGTACAACGGTACAGCGTGCTACAGAGTGAACGTAGAACCGTAGAGGGTATATGGGAGCTTATCTCTCGGTTCGTAGTACCGTTCAGAGGAGAGTTCTACAGAGATTTGAAGTCTGAGAACGAGATAAACTGGCGTTCACGTCATAGGTTTGATGATACGGCGGTAGATTCATGTGATACATTGGCAGCATCACTCCAGGGATCGTTGACTTCTCCAATGGTCAAGTGGTTTGATCTACGTTTTCGTACAGACGAACTTAATGTAGACTCTGAGGCTATGGAGTGGTTGGGAAATGCAGCGGAGAGTGTGCATTTAGCTCTTCAAGAGTCTAATTTTAACTTGCAAATGTCAGAAGCATACCTTGACATTTGCAGTTTTGGTACGGCTGCCTTGGTAGAAGAGGTGTCGGAAAAAGACCAGAAATTTAAGAACCTCCTTTTCAAAGCCATTCCAATTAGAGAGTGCTATTTTGAGGAGGATGCAGAAAATAACGTAGTAAACTTCTATCGTAAGCTGGAGATGAATCCTCTGGCTATGGTTCTTAAATTCGGGGAGAAGAACCTACCAAAGAACATAACGGATGAAGCTAATAATCCTAAAGGGGTGAATGTAAAACATACGGTTATATTCTGTGTATACCTCAGACGAGATAAAATGGAGGCAGATACTTCAAAAGTACTATCTTCAAAGGAACGTCCGTACGGGTATAAATATATTCTTAGAAAAGATGCTTCTATTGTGGGTGAAGAAGGCGGGTACTACGAAATGCCCGTGTTCATTACGAAGTGGGGGAAGGCTTCTGGATCGAAATGGGGGTATTCTCCTGCTCATAAATGTTTAGGTGACATTCTTACGCTCAATCAGTTGGTGGATATGATATTAGTATCTGCGGAGAAAGTGATCGATCCGCCATCACTGGCTCAAGAGCGTACGATAGTGGGAGATTTGGACTTAGGCGCTAGTGGAATAACAACAGTACGTAATATCGATGGGCTTAAGCCATACGAATCAAGAGCTAGATTTGATGTAAGCTCTCTTGAGCGAAATGAGTTACAAGAATCCATCCGAAGGGCGTTTAAAGTGGACCAGCTTGAGCTTAAAGAAAGTCCTGCTATGACGGCCACAGAGGTTCAAGTGAGATATGAACTTATGCAGCGACTTCTCGGTCCGACACTCGGCAGGTTACAGAATGACTTGCTGGACCCCATCATTACCCGTACCTTCTTCATCCTATTTCGTGCAGGTCTACTTCCTGAAATGCCACAGATTGTAGAAGAGAATTCAGATGGCTGCTCCCATAGCAGAGTTCAAACCTGATATATTCGATCTTGTAGATACGGACAAGATAGGTAAAGAGGCTGCGGTACTCCTGGATGTTCCGCTGAAGGATGATGGTACTGTTCGTAAAGAGCGTAAGGATAGAGCTGACGCTCAGGCTCGTGCCAGCCAGTTACAGGAAACCCAGGAGAGTGGAAAAGCCATGCAGGAAATGGGTAAAGGGTTTGAAGTAATGCCAGGAGGGAAAGGAGGTGGAGGAGCTGAACAAGCACCAACAAGCTAGAGCCAGGGACTACCACAATGTTTTTATTGCTAACGTAGTAGGAGCAGGAGTATTGAAGGACTTAGAAGATGCTTTTGATGGTAGCCCGCTAGACACTAACCCAACTATAATGGCGTCTAAAGTAGGCGCGGCTGATGTAATACGATACATCAGAGAAAGGATTAACGAAAATGTTTCTAACGAGACTTGATTCCCACAAGCCACTCGGTATCTTCTTTAAGGATGGAGATGGTGAGGGTGGAGGCGGTGGCGGTGGCCAAGACTGGAAGGACTCTCTGCCGGATGAATTGAAGACTGATGCGTCCTTAGCTGATGTTCCAGATGTGGCCACGCTTGCTAAAAGATTTGTTGATACGAAAGCAATGGTCGGTGGCAGTTTTAGAGTACCCAGCGAAGAAGCTGGTAAAGAAGATTGGGCTACGTTTCATGCCAGTCTTATGCAGAAAGTTCCGTCTCTGATGTTCAAACCGGACACGTCAGATACGGATGCAATGGGTAGGGTGTACGATCAATTAGGACGTCCGGAAAAACCAGAGACATACACTCTTCCTGAAATAGACAGTCAAGGTTTAGAACTTGATATGGGTCTGGCGGAAGAGTTTAAAGGTATAGCTCACAAACATGGGTTGAACCAGCGTCAATACGAGGGTATCGTTGAAGAGTTAACGGGTGCCACTATTGTTAAATCTCTTGAGGCCAGAGGTAAGGTTAATGCTGACGTTAAGGCTTTAGCTGATGAATGGGGAGTAGCATACGACAAGAATATGAAGTTAGCTGTTGCAGGAGCTGAAAGAACAAAAGCTCCTAAGCAATTAATTTCTCTTCTCAAGTCGCCATTCCCTCCGTCAGATTTGGCTAAGTATTTTCACAGTATTGCTACAACATTGGGTGATGGAGAGGGCAATCCCTTAGTTACCGATGCTACTAGCAATAGTGTGATGACGCCATTAGAGGCTCAACGTCAGATGCAAGAGATGAGAGCAAACAAAGAACACCCGATTAATAACCCAGGCGATCCTACGCATGCTGCTGCTATGGCCCGTTTTAAAACGCTTGCAAATGCAGCGTTCACTGAGGCCCGTAAGTAACGGACTCCCTCCAATCTATTACACTTAACTTCTCTTAGGAGGGAAACTAACAATGGCTATTAATATAGACGATGTATATATCCAAACATTTGAGGCAAACGTCCGCCATCTGGCGCAGCAGTCCACCACTAAACTTCGTGCGTATGTGACGGAGAAGTCTGAACGGTCTGAGAAGCATAACTGGGATCGGCTGGCCAAATCGGCAGCTCGACATAAAGATTCTGCTCGTATGCTGTCTCCTTCGGGTGGTGACACGACAGGTCCGACTGACGGACTTGATTGGTCAAGGCGTGTGTCCAACACGGAAACGTGGGATACTGGTGAGATCGTTGAGCTGGAAGATCCTATCCAGATGATGATTGATCCTAATGCAGCCGTTACTCAGAACCTGGCAATGAATATGCGTCGGGCGATGGATGACGTTATCATCAAAGCAGCTACCGGGCCTGCAACAATCGGTGCGGGTACCACCGTTACGCTTCCGACAACTCAGGTTATTGGTGACGGAACCACGGTCATTGCGCTGGATACCATCCTGGCGGTACAGGAGTTGTTCGCTAAGAACGATGTCGATCCTGATATCCCCAAGGTCATGGTCATCGGGCCTACGCAACAGCGTAAGCTGATGCAGATTCTTGAGGTAACTTCTGCGGATTACCAGAGTGTAAAAGCTCTGTCTACTGGTATTTTGCCCAACTTCATGGGCTTTACTTGGGTCGTGTCCACCCGCCTTCTGGCTCCGACTGCTGGACAGATTTCGTGTCTGGCTTTCAGCCCCCGAGGTATCGGTATGCACGTGGCTGCGGATATCTCAGCCAAGGTTGGTGAGAGAACTGACATGTCCTTCGCATGGCAGTTCTATTGCAAGTTCTCCTGCGGTGCAGTTCGCGTAGAGGACGAGCATGTGGTTCACGTTCATATGAAAGACACGTTGACCTAAACTCGAACTCCAAAGTGGGTGTTTTAAAACACCCACTTTGGACTTCAAAATCGGAGGTATTTACTATGGCTATTATCGAAAGACAAACAGGGCTTATACAAGAGTGTCCACCTAGTACAGTTCAGGTGTCTTGTGTAGCTCATACCGTTACAGGAGAGAAGCTGGAAGACGTCAAATTTGCTGCAAAGATAGATGCTGCTGGTAATGCAACGGTAGTCCCTATAAGGGCGAAAAGTGTTGACGCGGCTTCTCCCCTCAAGGAGATTGTAATATGAAGAAACCTGGTGCAAACTATACCGATCGAAATAACATCAAGCAGATGTTTGACGCCGGTCATTCTGCTAGAGAGATTTCAGTAGCTCTTAATATTGAGCTAAAGTGTGTGGAGTCTTTTGGGGTAAAAGGCGCAACGGACATCAAGGTGGAGCAACCGGCTCTCAGTATCCCCGGACTCCCGAAGGTGGAAAACTAAAATGTCTTATTCAACAGTGAAAATATGTAACCTCGGATTAGGGTGGCTCGGTGCCAAACTTATCACTTCGCTAGAGGATGAGTCTACCGAAGCAGCCCTTTGCAGGAACAATTTTGATCTGTTGAGGGATACCGTTTTAGAAGCGAGAGCCTGGTCTTTCGCTTCTAAACGGAATACCCTTGCGGCTACTACAGGAGTTATGCCTCCTGAGCAAGAGTTTGGGTATGCTCACAGGTTCAAAATCCCTTCTGACACAATTCGTATATTAAGGGCAGGAGCGAGTGTGCATTTCTTAGACCGACTTCGGTGGGTTCGAGAAGGTGATGAAATACTTGCTGACGCAGGTAAGATATATATTAAGTATATCTCCAGGGTAGAGTCACCTATCAAATTCTCTGCGTCCTTCTGTCAGACCTTAGCTGCTAGACTAGCAGCAGACTTGTGTATCGCTCTTACAGAGAATGCTAAACTACAAGACGCAATGTGGAAGCTGTATGCGTCTAAATTAACCGATGCTGCTGCTACTGACGGTATGCAGGGACGACAGGAGAAGATACGTTCAGACGCTCTCATACGTCCCCGTATGTCAGGTACAGTAGTGTCTGGTCCATACGTATAAGGTGACACATGCCTAAGATAAGCCCAATACAGTCATCCTTCGCGGCAGGCGAAGTATCAAGTAAAGTGTATGGTAGGATAGACTCTGCTGGATATAAACAGGGAGTTAAAGAGCTTACTAACTTTATACCTGATACTCGTGGGTCCGTGTCTAATCGTGGTGGGTTTAAATGGAAGTACGCAATAAACCCCTCTCGAATAGGAGATGAGGGAAACGTAAACATATTTCATTTTCCTGTTGGTATAGCTCGGCAGGATAATTATATTTGTGTATTCTCTCACCTTTCTTTGCAGATTAAAAAAAGTCTAGACGTAGATCTAGCTAATCAACTTGTAAATTCTGATTTTACGGGCGACAACTCGGCTTGGGAGATTGAAAAAGACGCGGGAACTACCGTAGAATTTAGTGATAATCGGTGTAGGTTAACTGCTGAAGACGGTAAAACGTGCTCTATATCACAAGGGTTCTACCAACCTTCTTCTACTGTAGGTATGTATGTATACGGGTTACTTGGTAGGCATACGGGAGAAGAACTTACGTTGACTATAAGTTCAGCACCGTTTGGAGCAGGTACAGTTTATCATACGGCTGATATGAAAGATATGCTACCTGTCTACCATCTACTTAGTAAAGTGATCAACCCAGCAACTAATCCGATATTTCTTACGCTTACTCAGAAGTCTATAGCAGGAAACAAAGTAACATCTACCGTAGACAAAGTGTATTTTGGTGGGTATTCTAGTCCTCTTATGTCTTTTACATCTGGTTCTCTTATTGAAGATAAGATGATACCATCAATACAATTTCAAATGAATCCAGAAGGAACTGAAGCGTATATAACGTCTGAGAGTTCAGCACCGTATAAAATCACGTATGATAGGGCTTCAGAAGTATTTGGGTACGTGCCAATACCTCTTACTCATCCAGGTGCTCATCCCGAAGGGACTGTAGAGTTACCACCGGAGTGGACTGGTGATAATTATCCTACTACTATGGATTTTTTCGGTGGTCGATCTTGGTGGGGAGGGTGTAAAAACAATCCTGATCAGATTTGGGGAAGTGCATCTGGAGCTTATCATATGCTGGGTGATGGAACGGGTACGGAGGCTACTGATCCCATGAAATTCACTACCACTAAATATGGTAGAATAGAGTGGATACGTGCGACTAACCATCTACTTATCGGTACGGATACTCATGAGTTTAAATTGTGGTCCGGTGATAATTCGGACTCTCTTATCCACCCCCCAAACCACTACCTAGTTGAACAGGAAACATCATACGGGTCTGTAGGATTTAAGCCCATAGAGATCGGGCGGGAGAGTGTATTTATAACGCCTGATAGAGAAACACTACGTACTCTAGAGTATAACGAGTGGCAAGCTGGTGGGTACGTATCTCAAGATTTATCTTATGTATCTGACGAAATAACTAAAGGTAAGATTAAAGATCTTGCTATGATGAACCACCCTCAAAGAATAATACTGGCGGTGCTAAAAGATGGTACGCTGATTATGTGTAACTATCATAGGGAGGGATCAGAAAATTCCCCTTTAATGGGGTGGAGTAAACATAGGATACATGAAGGAGTTATACAAACGGTATGTGCGGTAGAGACTCAAGATTTTACAGAAATATTTATCGGAGTACGTAGAATAGTCGAGGGTAAATTTGTTGTTACTGTTGAGTCGTTAGCTATGGCCTCAGCAGCGCATGATATTGAAGTACA